GCATATCTTTCTCTTTCATGCGGAAGTATAAGGTGGCCTATACCGATCGTGGCCTTTCCCAAACTATCTAAGTACATTGCTGTGCGTACACCTTCATGGTGACGTACCTGGTCTCGAAGTGAATCTGTTATTTTTATCATATGTCGTATGTTTTATTTATAGACAATATACCCGCAGGTTTCAACATATTAGCATCGATTAAATTAGGTATGCCCCCTTTGTCTTGTGGCATTGGGTCAAAAAATCCATCAATAAAAGGATTTCTTTGATTTGGTATCGCTGGGTTAGGCATAAATGGTAACATAGGTAAAACTTCCAAAGGATTTATATTAGGAGTTGTAAATAAAAACTCCTCCATTTTCATACCTGGTCCTGGAAACGGAGGCTTTTTAGGGTCTGAATCAAAAAGAGGCTCGCTTGACATGGGCTTGTCATCCGGAACAGGTATTGGTGCAAGATCTCTTTGTTTTCGGTTTGTAAGCATTCTCTCGTCAGGAAGCTTAAATTGTTTTGGTCCTTCAGGTGGTCCTTCAGCTAATAATTTTTCTGCTGGGTCTCCGCCGCTTTGCATTCTTATAGGAACAACTCTTACTGCGTCTACGCCGCCATCCATCTTCATTGTATCGCTCCTATTCCACTATTTAGCTGTTGTTGTTGTAAAGCGTCATCAACTGTGCCAAATGCCAATTGTTGTCTTACGTTTTGAGGAAATGGTCTGTTGTTACCTAAGTTTGCGTCAAACTGTGGTTTTAATCTATCTTGTATTTGTTGACCTATTTGTTGTTCTTCTTGTGTAAGATACCCTCTTGGTCCAAACAATCGATTCATCATTTGCATTTGTTCTTTTCTTGCAGGTTTGGCTTCAGATTGTGTTTGAGGTTGTTTCATCAAACTTATAATAGATTGCTCTACCTGGTTCACAAAATCAAGTTGATCAAGTTCATCCTCTGTTGGTAGTGTAGTATTAGCCCAATCCAATAATATTTTTTGATTTTCTTTGGATATTGTAAATGGTGTTAAATTTTCTTTGTTGTCATCTGTGTCACCCAATGTTCTAGCAACACCAGCTCTTTTCATAATATCTATGCCACCATCTTCTAAAACTTGTGTAAAAGCTTTTAATACTTGTGGGTCTGACAAGATATTAGAACCGTGTCTTAATAACAAAGGTATCATCAACATTGGTAATCCAACACCACCAAGTATTTGTCCACCTGTGGCAGCACCACCAAACAATAATAAACTTTTGAATCCACCTAATGTAACACGTCTGGCCACAAACTGTGATGGATCTGTTACTGTAAAACTACCAGCTTTTTCTGCTATATCTAAAAATCTTTCAATGTCTTTTATCTTTGTGCCTGTGCCTTTCAAAGCTACTTCTAAGGCAGCACGTCCATCAACAGTATCTAAACCTAGTGACTGAGCAAATTTTTGTGGATCGAAGTCAACAGTTCTAAATCTATAAACATCTTGATTCTTTTTATAACCATATTTCTGTATGTCTTCAGGATTTAACTTTGCTAAGTTTTTGTAATCGTCAAACGTCTTAGCTACCGGTAAACCTATGAATGAATCACTGACGGCTTGATCAAATATCTTTCTTAATATTTTTTTTCTACCAGCCTCAGGGCCCATTGATATTACCGTTTGCGTAGTGGTAATAAGTTTACCAAAGTTTGGATTAGGGTCTCCATTTGGAAGATTTGGGTTTTCATCTAAAACTTTAACTTCTATACCCTCTACTGGCACACCCTCTTTCATACCTGCTTTTCTCCATGCTTTTAAATTTGCATTTGGTGTTTTAGCTAACCTCATCATAGCTGCCATCAAATCAGGATCGTTTTTTGCCATTGGAATTAATGTGTCCATCATTTGTTTAGGTGATAGTACGCCTTCAGCGGTTGATTGTGGACCTGGTCCAAAGATATTTGCATTTACTAATTTATGTTGATTTGCTACTGGCCCCTTGTACTTTGGCATTATGGCGGAGAGATAAGCATTAGCTCTGGTCAATTTACTCATCGCTGTCTCTAAAATAACTTTATCAACATCACCATCTATATTGGTTAATGTGCTTAAATCTTTTTCTAAAGCTAATCTTAATTGAGAAATTCTAGCGCCTTCTCTTGTTGGCACGATACCCTTACCATCAACTTTAAAGTTAGCCATAAAATTAGAGAATAATTCTTGTAAAGTTCTTGCTTGTTCTACCGTAACACCATCAGGATCTAATCTTGACATGGTTTGGTAAAACTCTGCAAACGCTTCGTTTGTTCTACTACCAGGAAATCTGAAAGGAAAACCACTTGCACCTGGCTGTGCTGCTGTAAGTTTTTCGTTAAATTCATCAGCCAATCTTTTAACAGTGTCTAATTTTATAACTTTTTTACCTTTTAATTTATCAGCATACTTATAAAAACTTTCATACAACGCATCGGATATGACTTTACTGTCTTCATATTCTTTTCTAGCTAAGGCAGATATATCACCACCTAAAGATGCCATTGTCTGAAGCGGCGCAAATCCATCTAATTGTTTCTGAAAGAATCCTCTCGTGCCTTCTTGCGCACCCTCAACGGCTCTTCTAAAAGGTGTGCCTACATATGGAAATACACCAAGAACTCTTGAGTAACCCTTCCAAAAAGCACTGTTAGTCGCTTGAATTATGCCAAGTGGCATACCATAAGTTTCTGCTACTTGTAACATTTTTTGAAAATCAGGATTTTTATTATCAAGGCCAAATAAAATCCTACCTACAGCAGGCTTAAAAGAATTGATCAGTGGTCCTAGAGCCATAGCTCCTCCTGAAAAAGCCAAGTTCATATATGCGTCTTTCAAAAATTTTGCATTTTGTAATTCACGTGATTCGACGGGTAAGTCATTGATATGTCTTAATATTTGATTTGTAAATTCATAGATTTGTCCACCAGCTTGTGCACCAAGGGCTTCTGCTCCTAATGCCCTAGCTGCGAGACCTGCGGAAGCCACTCCTGCTGGTCCAGTAGGTATAGCTAATACACCAGCTCCGCCCATAAAAGCTAATGATCCTATGATCTCTGCTGTTGGTTTAGATACTAATTGATCAGGTATTGCTCTATCTAAGAGTCCACCTACGTAAGGTATTTTACCTATGGCATCATTGGCTTGTTTAAAATAATAATTAGCCGGATCAGCGATGAGCTGCATTCTTTGATTTGTATCTGCTATTTTTTGAGACAAAACAGAATAAAACTTTTTAGGTTCTGTTTGTGGATCATATGGTATGTCCGATAAAATATTAGCTGCAGTCACACCTTTTAATTTGTTCAGCTCATCTACAAGCTGTTGAGGTGATGCACTCTCCTCTATACCGTAAAATTTTTTTACTTTAGCAATGTCATTTGCCGTAGGGTTAGTAGGATTCTCAAAAAAGAACTCTGCCTCATTAGGTGTTCCTTTTAGTATAGTAACTTTGTTTGGTGGTTTAATTGGTGGCATTATGTTTGACCTCCTAATAAATCCTCCGGTTCTAAGCTTATACCAAAACCATCATCAATGTTTTCAATTTTATCAACATCACCTTCTTCTGGTGCTGGAGGTGGTGTTATTGGAACTTCGCCTAAGAATTGTTGATATTTTAACACTTGCTCATTATATTTTTCATCATCAAATATATTTTTACCATCACCATATCTACCTGCTTCAAATAAATCTACTTGACCTTTTCTTAAAAACTTAAGTATTTCTACTAACTGAGTTCTGACAAAGTCTGGAGATGTTAATCCTTGTAAATTTATCACTCTTCGAGCGTTGTTTACATCATCAACATTTAATCTTCCTGTTGGCTTAAGAGCTCTAGCTAAGGCGTATACAATCAAGTTTTCTTGTACTTTTTGTCTTGCAAAGTCTTGATCATAGCCTAGACCTATATAGGTTAATGGATTGTAAAAATCATCAATATCAACATTTAATTGCACTTGTTTAGTATTACCAAAACCAAAAGGCATTTTGTTATCTTTTTTAGCCTCAAAATTTACTAATTGTTTTAACTCTTCCTCATCCTCTTCTAACGGATAGAATACCTTATCTTTATCTCTTAAGGTCTTACCTTCTTGTATCAAGGAATCACCTAAACCTGGGCTGACCGCATTTAAAATAGAACCAAATGTTCTTGGAGTTTCTTGTTTGAAAAACTCAACTAAACCCTCTGCTCCAAATCGTGATGGTTTACCAACTGCCACAGCCTCGGCATCAGTTTGTAATATCTCCTGCACTATGTCACCCGCTCTTCCTAATGTGTTAAAATCACCAATAAGTTGTGATGCTTGTCCATAGTTAGGCGCTGAAATAGATAAAGCAGCGTCTGCTTGTGGTCCCTCTGTAGGGGATAAATATGCATTAGGAGGTGCCTCTACATCATAGATAGTGTCGTCACCCTCTCTCCTACCCATCATAAATTCATAGTCACCTTTTTCTTCATTCCAAACTTTTTTAGTCATAACAATTTGTGTGGTTCCATCTTCTTCGTTAGGTATTGTCATGTTTTGAAATAATCTATTCGGATTTTTATACAAATCTAATGCTGCTTTTTCTTTTGCCAAAACTCTATCAAGGTCAAACTGAGCTAATTTTAATTGTAAGTCTTGAGTGAACCCCATGTTTTTCATCATAAAGTCATTATCATACCCCATCTTTTTCAAATAGAACTCTGACTCTTTTTCTAGTATAGCTGCGTTTTGATCTTGCATGGTTTGTAGAGCCAACTCTTTCATCTTTAATGTATGTTGTAGCTCTGCTGCATCTTCAGCAGTTTCTCTATCAATATATTTACCAGTAACTTGTGCTATAATATCAAAAATACCTGCTGCACCTTTGTAAGGTGTTCTTGCATTTATGCTGTCAACTAAAAGATTTAAACTTTTGTCTATGGCCGGGGTCCGAGGTAAGGGGCCTATTTTTTGTTGTATTTGTGATAGAGCATCTTCAAACGATACCCTTTGTCCTAAACCTAATCTTTCAGCAATTGCACTGTACTGTTCGTCCATTTGCTGCCGTACAGGTAAAAACTGATCTGCATTTTCAATGGCTAAATCATTATATATTGATGTTTGGTCCACGGCCTGTGAAGCGAGGTCTGCTGCAATTTCATTTTTTTCTAAATTACCAACAGGCTCTGTAACTTCGAAAGTGCCACCTTGTACATTAGGTACTGGATCTACGGGTCTAATTGGCTCAATGACAAGATCTGTCTTGAATGCATTTAAGGTATCAAAACCACTTGACATTTTGTTACCTCAAAAATCCACCTAGTGTTTGAATCCCCGATAATAATGGATTACCCATAGTTTGTGTAGGAAAACTAGGTAATGTTGGAAACTGTGAAACAAGACCTGATTGAAATTGTAGAGCTTGGAAAGGTTGATTAAATCTAGCTAAGTTTGCTTGTTGTGCTTGATCGAAAGCTGCCTGTTGAGCTTGTTGTTCTGTAACACCTAAGCTACTTAATGTTGTTGCTAAGTTACCAACAGCACTTGGTTGATTCACACCAAACTGACCGAACAATTGACCTATACCTCTTTGTTGTTCAGCACCAGCTAAGCCTAATCTTGCTGCATTTTGTTGTGCAGTTCTTTGATCTTCAAAAGCTTTTTGAGCTGCGGTTTGTGATCTATCAAAACCAGCCAACAATAAGTTTGCTATGCCACTACCAAGTCTGTCTTGAAAACCTCTTTGTGCCTCTGCCTCAAGAACTCCTTCACGAGCTCCACCAAATGCACCTGCTTGTAAAGCTTGAGCTGCTCTGTTTTGTCTAGAAATGTTAAATTGTCTTTGTGATTCTTTAGTAAACTCATCAATGACTTGTTGTTGAAAAGGGTTCATAAAAGCCTGAGCGGTTGTAGGATCAAACTGTCCCATAGTTCCAGCTGTAGTGGTTGCAGCATTACTTATAGCTGTATTTGCTCTGCCTAAAGCATCAATACCCATGCCGAAGAAGTCAGGACTAGCTGTAGCGGCATCAGATACTAATTGTGTTGCTTGACCAACAGCAGATGATACAGGTGCCACCTGTGCGACTGGCACAGGAAATTTTTTAATGTAATCAGGTGATGTTATAGCCTCTCCTGCTTTTACTACATTACCGTAAGCTTGTGCTAATAATTCTTCAAATGTTGCCATTAAAGTCTCCCTATACCCATTGATTCTGCTTTGTCTTCTAAACTGTTCATCATATTATACATTGCTTTTGTGCCTTGTTCTCTGTTTCCATTACCAGCTGCCATCACAGCTTGTTTTGTCATTACAAATTCTCCGTCAGACAGCATTGCAGGTATATCGTCTGATTGCCCATCACCTGGTCCGTTAATCATACCATCTTTTTCTGGAAAGTCACTTATGCCACCACCTTTAGCAAATCCTGCTGGTGTATAAGCGTCTGTAATTTTTACCTGACCTGTCAGGTATGGATTTTTTTGAGGATCGTAAATCATTGCCGCTTCATCTTCGCCTAGAGCTGCTGCTGCGATAGATGCACCAACGGTCCCTAATTTTAATAATGGTGAATATTTTTCAAAGAAGTCTGTAACAGGCACTACACTTTGTGAGCCATCAGGGTTTGTAATAATTTTTGTATCTTTTACTAGTTTAAATCTTTCTAAAAATCCTGGTCCTTCACTAGTTGCACTTTCAATTGCACCACCTATTGTGCCACTCATGTTTGCTAAAGGTGTTGGCCCTGTAGTAGAATTTGCACTAAAGCCCATAGCTGGGGCCTCATCAAAAGATATGGAGCCACCCTGAGGAATATTTTGAATTGCAGGAGCTATTTGTCTTGGTTGACCCATAAAAAATTCACTAACACCTCCACGACCAGTCATACCACCAGTTAGTGCTGCGGTTCCTGCACCAAGTGCTACACCACGTAAAACGTCCTCTGGTTTTGCACCGCCAAGAAGACCTATACCGCCTGCTAATAAAGCAGGACTTACACCTTTTAAAAAACTCACCTGTGGAGCTAATAAACTTATACCTAATTGTCCGACTGGACTTTTTACTAAATTTTTAGCTGCTTTGAATATATTTTTGAACATTATTCATCCCCTGTTGCTGCTCCACTAAATAAATTTGGTGCAATTACATGCACATCTCTACGTATGTCTTCTTCTTTAGTCTCTGTTGCAGGGTTGGCGATGTCAGCATCCACTTCTTCGTGAGAGCTGTATTCATGTCCTGTTTTAGTATTTGTAACTGTGGTTTCTACTTTTGCACTATAAACGGGTATTTGTTTTCCGTCTATTATGTCATAACGTAGAAGCTTAGGTTCATCTACAATTTTTGCCATAGTATAGTTTTATAGGCGAAAAGCTATGAAATCAACAGTTATAATTTAAATCCAACATTACCAGATATTGATATACGATAATCCTCAGATGTATAAAAAGGATAAACAATATGATTAAGATCAGCAGGAAACAAAGCCATTTTACCCTCCCAAGAATTATCAACACAAATGTCATGCTGCAATATTTTTCCCATCTGTGACGTTACAATAAAAGCAAAATGACCTGCTTTAATTTGTGTCTCTTTCATGTGTGGAAATCGTGCATATTCATCCTTTTTATGAAACGGCACTTTATGCCAAATAACAAAACTAAACACACCATCATGTGTGTGTATAGGATTAAATTCATGTTTTTTTTGGAAATTTACCCACGTGTTAAAAAGCTCTAATTGGACTTCTTCTTTATTAAACATACTACCTAATCTATGAAATTCTGGCTGATATCGCTCTTTCCATTGTTTTATTAATTCGTTTAACAATGGCCACACGATAGGCTTAGCATCTGGAATCATAAACTCATTCTTTATATTGCCAGCTAAATCGTAGTTTGCCTTAATTGTGTGTTTTTGATTAACAATCACATCTAGTTTTTCTGTTACTTCTGTCGGTACGGTAGCTAATAAATACATGCTTTACTCCTATGTATAAAAATCTGTGTTAAATCCAATAATAGTTTTTATGCTATCATCCTGTATTTGTGGTGACATGTGTGGTAAAAAAGCAGGAAAGCTGAGTATGTCGCCCTCTTCGCAATCCTCTGTAAAGTGTTTAAATTTAGTGCTATATCCAGCAGGACACTCAACAAAATACACGTTAGCATAATTACAACATGAGTGGGTATGCCAATGATGTGTGCCGTTTTTACCATATCTTTGAAACCAATACGTGCTTATTTCACACTTATCAACCTGCAGTTCACTAACCATTTTTTGTAAATGATTATTAATCGTTAAAGCAAATAATTTAAAATATTCTCTGTGCATAGCGCTCGGTAAATTATAGTCAGTATGCAAAATGTCGTCAGTTTTGTTTTTGATAGGATTTGTAGGTATTAGATTTATTAAGTCTAATAAATTTTGTTTAATCTCAGAGTGATTATGCACTTTAGTTTTAAATATGTAGTCCACTAAAGTTGTTGTTTAACCTCTAATAAAGACACCTCTACCATTGCTCTAGACGCAGCATTTGCCTGCACTTTCATAACATCACCTTCTTGGTATACCATGCTAGTGCTTATAGTATTTGTGTTTGTTGCAGATACATCTACTTGAAATATTTGAAAGTCAGAGGCTCCATCATTATGGTCAATATTTACAGTTACTGCATCTGACCCATCATAGTTATGCACGTTAATAGTTTTAACTATAAAAGTAGAAACTGGAACGGGAGGTGTTGAAGCTACGTTTGCTGTTGGCACAGTAAAAACTGTAGTAAGATCGGTTGTCGTCACATTTGTAATAAACCTTTTAAATACATCAGCCATTAGAAAAAAACCAACTTCTACGTGTTGACTCCTCTTGAGTGTCTTGTGTATATGAACTGTTAAGTTGTAATACTATAGCCTCCAGCTGTCTTATGAGCTCTGCTTGTTGACCTCTATCATAGTCATCTCTAGGATCTGGAAATCTTGTTATTGTTAATTTAGCCATTTGATTATTATATTATCCTTTATGTAAAATTAAAATTAATATTTACCCTAACGCTTGTATCTGTTTGTGGCACAGTAGCATGTTTCAAAGATCCATCGAATATTAATAATGTATTCTCTTTTGAATATGATTTTTCACCATTTTCAAACAAAGTATGTCCATTATTAGTATTTACGGAGTACAAAGCAACAGTGTGTTTTATAGTGTCATCTACATGAAAAGAGTGCTGAACCTGTGTTTGTTGTATTGTTAATAATCTACCTCGAGCTCTTAATAAATAATTAAATTCTAAATGACCTAATATTGGATGTATTATTTGTTGAAATAATTCGCTTCTTTGTGTCCCATCTGCATAAAAATTATGTGTAAAATAAAAATCATCAGTCCTATCGGAATCTATAGTGGAGTGAGGTTGATGAAACCATGGCATTGTAGGCCCTAGCATCTTGTTTTGTATATTTAAAAAAATATCTTTTGGTAAAAAATTTTCTATCAGTTGCATAAATAATTAATGCTAGCGTTTACCATCTGGTTGTATATCAAATCTTTGCGTGCCTAATCTCCATGCTGTGTTAGTTGTATTTGAAACTACGTTAACAGTAAACTCTCTACCTCTACCACGAAGGCTAACAAAATCTGTATTGTCTTGAAACGTAGCTGTTTTTGTTACACTTACGCTATTGTTTGGATAATTTTTAAATTCAAGTTTGGCATTAAGCGTACCGACTTGATCCTCTACGTCAGGTATTAATTTAGATACAAAAGAGAAATCATTACCTTCACCTATTTGAACGACACCAGATTTTACAAATGCTGTGATTGCTGCACCATCAGCATTATTACCTGTTTCATGTAAAAACATTTGTGTAGCTCCATCTGTTAAGCCTAAAATTACTTCATTGTTCGCTGTGGTGTTTTCAAAATATTCTGATGCCACTGGATTATCAAAAACTTCCCTATCTATCCATGTGGTCCTTGCCAAAGTTCCTGTCCACCAAGTGCCCTCTAAATAGTTATAAGCAACAATTGCATTTATTTGATCAGAACCTGTACGTGGATAAAACCACATGATCTCATTAAACTCTCCATTATGACCAGCAAAAGCATTTTCTGATCCCGTGATGTTAATATTGTTAAATATAAATTGCTCAACAGTACATGGTAATTTTTTTACTGATCCATCAAATAAAAAGAAGGAGTCTTGCGACATCCAATAACTTATACCATTTATGTCAACAGCTGCATGACTACCTATCGCACCGCAGTTTTGACCTAATTGTCTTAAACCAAAAGTAAAAGGTGGTCCTATGAATTGCATTGCATGTAACGAGGTGTCTGTCCAAATAAGTATTTGACCTCTGGATCTTTCAGCGGCCACGATCCGTGATCCATCAGCTATTCGCAATGATCCTGCTGTGTTTTCTGCCGTTGGTTGATATGTATTAATATCCTCTTGATTTGAAAATCTTATAAGTAAATCATCTTGTGGATTTGTACCACCAATTGTTTTTTGTGTACCCATGAACACTAAGTGTCTATCAGGTGTAGAAACTAAACCTAATCTAGATTTAGTTGGAGCATTAGTAATTGCTGTTGCTCTCGTTGATACTCCTAGGGATGGTTTCCATTCAAAAGCCCCACCGTTTAAAACCACAGCAATTAAGTTTTCACCAAAATTATCTAATGACCATTGTCTGGCTTCTAATGTTACGTTTGATACTGTTGATGGTGATCCCCATGCACCATTACCCCATCCATCGGTGCCCCAACCAAATGCAGAGGTTGATAGTTCAGGACCTATAGATATTTGATATTTAGCGTTACCACTACCTCCACCACCCGAAGTTGAACCAGAGGCTGCGCTGGTGTGAGTAACAACATAAGCATTATTATTAGCCACAGAAGTTATTTCAAACTCTTTGTTCATGTCTAAGCCATCAATGGCTGAGAAAGAATCAAATGTAACAAAGTCACCTTTTACAGCACCATGCGAGGTATCTGTTACAACTACTGATGTAGTGGCGTTTGTGGTAAACGGATTAGTTAAAGCTTGAGTCTCTCTTATGGGTGTAACGTCATAAGCAAGTCCCTCAGTAATAATATATAACTTTCTATCTGTGCCAACTGCATTGAAGCGAATGCCATCTAAATCTACAAAAGCATGTTGATCTCTTGCTACTCCTACTAAAGTAGTGCTAATAAACTTTTCCCAGCCCTTTATTTTTTGAGCAGATCCTTGGAAAAAACGAACCATGTCACCATCAGTCCACTTACCCTGACCTGTATAGTCAGTGACTTCTTTATTGATACCTGGTGCTGGTCTAAAATTTACTAATGGCATCTCGACAATATACTATTTTAGTTGATTATTTCCATATTTAATGTTTTAGACTGACTCAATTTTAATGTTATGAGCTATCGAAAATCTATCTTTTTCGCCATAGTGAGCTGAAACACGGTGTTTAGTGGCACCTTGGAAAAATATAAACATGTTATTTTCTAATAAAACGTCTTGCTGAAAATCCTCAAACCACATTCTAGTTTCACATGGCACATCTAAATAAAAAACACCAGACCACAAATCGTAGTCATGTATGTGATCCTGAGTAAAGTCTCCAGCTGTGTGTCTCATACCCCATGCATCTTTAAAGTTAAGTTTGTATTTTAAATGTGGTTTAGGACTTCTAAGACAAATAGTATTCCACACAGTTTCTAAAGCTTTCATATGAACGTAATTAAAATCATTATCTTTTAATAAAGCTCCCCAGGTAGTCATCGTTGACTTTACACTTGTAGATCTGCCTTGATAATCTTTTTCAGTGTGTTTTTTTAGTTTAGATAATATTTTTTCAAGATAATCAGCATCGTCTATAAAATTTCTATAAATATATATGCTATTTATTGATGAACAGTTAGATTGTATTAAATCAATTTTCATTTGCTTTTGCTACTAGAGTACCAACGTGTCCTTTGTATTGTCTGTTACCAAAATGAGATAGTGGCATAGCAAGGTCTGCCCAGATCTCACCACCACACTCTTGCCACAATCTAGAAAAATAGTAATCCTCAGACAAGTATCTTTTATCTTCAAGTGTTTGGTAAGGTCCAACTGCAAACAAATCATAACAATTATCTGAGCGATAGTGTAAACCATTGACTATCTGATCAGTTTGATATTTTCTTTCTGGAAACTTTTTAAACATAGTTTGAAAAACACTTCTTTTTACCAACATCATGCCTGTCGCAGCTTCATTAACTTTAAAAAAGCCGTTTTCACCTACTATTTTATCTGGATTATCAAAATTAATATTGTAGCCCAGTGCCTTAGCTTCTATCAAATCATTACTAGCGTCAGGGTTCTCCTCAAGTATTTTTTTTATTTTTTCTATATGCAGGTGTTTTCTGGGGTAAACACCACATGCAATGTCTTTATCAATACGTAATAATCTATCAATGTTTTCCCAAGTAAAACCAATATCTGCATCAATAAATAACAAATGAGTTGCTACAAAA